AAGGAAAAACTAGGGATGGCTCATCCTTGAGCACACGGGTATTTCTGAACGACGGCTTTACCTGACATAGCAAAGCACCTTTAAAATGTAGAAAAGACTCGATATTTAACAAGCGAAGCGCAGCAATGTAAAAAAATGCCCTCACAAGGAGGGCTACAGGAGTCTCAGTTTCACATGCTCTTTTTATCGATGATTCCCTGGAGTTGGCATTCTCCGCATCAGAGTCTTGGATAGCCTGGCAGTTAACCAATAATCAACAAGCGTAAGCGAAAAGTATTAGGAATTTCCTCAGGCTGACAATCTTTGATAGTTCTTACATGTTGCATATGTTCTACCTAATATCCCCTATAAGGAGATTAGATTTCACTCAAAATTACAAACACTAAAAGGAATGGGTTGAACTGCGTTCGGCCATAAAAAATGCCCCTGATACGGGGCAAGTATTAGTCGAATCTTTTGTTATGCTTATGTGCTTCTTGCTCTAAGGCTTTGGCAAAATAACATCTCACCCAGATATTGCAAATTAAATGCACTTTTAAATGCAATAACGTGAAGCCCCTCATCCTGCTCTATCAATCTCAGGCGGAAACGGCAATCATTTATAGCTGGCTTCACTTTAGCGGAAGGTTTTGACTTGGCCCTGTTCATAGTGGCAGGGATGTGTCTGATTGTTCGTCTTGTCATGCGCCAATTTTGACCAAATGAGGCTGCGGGGTTACGGGGGCTAAGAGACGATTCACCAGGAGGCATCCTGCACCATATGGCAAAAGCTCTTGTAATGATGAAGGAGCTTTTTTTATCATTATTTGGGGCATCACTGACGCTGGGGACCCCATAGGGGTCAAGCTGAACGTTAGCCCATTCAGCATCTGTAATACAGGTAGTCTACTATTTACATACAGTTAGGTTTAAGGCAGCTCATCTATGACTGTCGCCTTACTTGATAATGGAAATAGTAAACGGCCAAAAGAGGTAATAATGAAAATTGAAGAACTGACGCACAAGGCAGAAGAAGAAATTTCTGCCCTCATATCAAAAAAAATTTCAGAGTTACGAAAAAAAACAGGCCATGAAGTTTCCGAAATTGAGTTTATCGCTCGTGAAGTGATGACAGGTCTTGAAGGGTACGAGGTCAAAATCAAACTCCTTTAATCGTAACTTCACAAAACAAGGTCGCTCATGCGGCCTTTTTTATTGCTATTTGACAGTGAGTGACGCAAGGAAAAAATATGGCAAAACCGGACTGGGGCGAGCTTCAGCAACGGTTCCTGTCCGAACATGCCAAAACAGGCGTATCACCGAAGGAATGGTGTGAAGCGCAGGGACTTAATTACGCTACCGCCCGCCGATACATCAAAAAGCCTACTGCGCAAAAACCTGCGCTAAAAAAAGTGCACACTGCGCAGAAAGATAAAAGCGCAGATGCGCTGGTGGATGATGATGGACTTACAGCTCAGCAGCGCATATTTGTCGCGGAGTACCTGAAGGATGGCAATGCCACACAGGCAGGTATCCGGGCTGGCTACAGTAAAAAATCAGCTGAACAAATCGGCTATCAACTCCTTCAGAAAACTTCAGTTGCGCAAGCCATTGCGCAGCAGCAGAAAGCCTCCATTGCGCGCACGCTTGGCAGTGCCGATGAAGTCCTTGCGCAGATGTGGCAGCTCGCCACTTTCGATGCAAACCAGCTTTCGCAGTATCGCCGCGGCGCCTGTCGTTATTGTTGGGGCTTTGGCCATCACTTCCAATGGCGCGATGCAGTTGAGTTTGAAGAGGAAACAGCAAAGGCTGAGGGAAGGGAAGGAGCCAGGCAACCAAAAGACACAGGCGGCTATGGCTACGACCACACCCGAGAGCCTAACCCTAAATGCCCGCGCTGCAATGGCGACGGCATTGGCCAGCCTTATTTCCCCGATACGCGCAAACTCCCGGCAGCTTCTCGGCTCGCTTACTCCGGTGTGAAGGTCGGCAAGAATGGCGTTGAAATCACAGCCATCAGCCGCGAAAGAATGTTCGAAGCGGTCATGAAGCGCCTGGGCCTGGCCGATAGCGAATTCGCGCAGCGCCTGCAGCAGATTGAAATCGAACGCCGACAGCTGGAGGTTGAGAAACTCCGTAAAGAGCTTGCGGGTGATGGTGACGACGACGAGCCAACCCCAGTTCAAATCAATATCAATGTAGTGGACGCGAGGGCGGACGATGGGGATCAGCCCGACACTTAACATTCCTCAGGCGCGCTTCCTCGCAATGCAGCACAAGTTCAAAGCCTACGTTGCCGGGTTCGGTTCCGGTAAGACGTGGGTGGGGTGCGGCGGCATCTGTAAGGGGATGTGGGAACACCCGAAGATTAACCAGGGTTATTTCGCGCCGACGTACCCGCAGATTCGTGACATCTTCTACCCGACGATTGAAGAGGTGGCCTTTGACTGGGGCTTAAACGTCAAAATCAACGAGGGGAACAAAGAGGTTCACTTCTACGAGGGGCGACGATACCGCGGGACAACCATCTGCCGCTCGATGGAGAAACCCGGCTCGATAGTCGGCTTTAAAATCGGTAATGCGATGGTGGATGAGCTGGACGTCATGGCTGCTGCCAAAGCGCAGCAGGCCTGGCGAAAAATTATTGCTCGTATGCGTTACAAGGTTGATGGGCTACGTAACGGCATAGATGTAACGACAACGCCGGAAGGCTTCAAGTTTGTCTACCAGCAGTTCGTGAAGGCAGTGCGTGAAAAGCCCCAACTGGCGGCCCTGTATGGACTGATTCAGGCCAGCACGTTCGACAATGCGAAGAATCTACCGCCTGATTACATCCCGTCGTTACTGAGTTCTTATCCTGATGAACTGATCCAGGCTTATCTGCGCGGGAAGTTCACAAACCTTAATAGCGGGACCATTTACCACACCTTTAACCGCAAGCTAAATAACTGTTCTGACGAGATTCAGGATGGGGATCCGCTGTTCATTGGGATGGACTTCAACGTGGGAAAAATGGCCGCGATTGTTCACGTAAAGCGTAACGGTCTGCCGCGTGCGGTTCGTGAGCTGGTGAAAGTCTACGACACGCCGGCGATGATTAAGCGCATTCAGGAAGAGTTCTGGCGCTACGAGGATGGACGCTACGTGAAGAGCCGGGAGATTTACATCTATCCGGATGCCTCTGGTGACTCACGCAAATCGCAGAACGCCAGCAAGACCGATATTGCTCAGCTCAACGATGCCGGATTCAGCGTCATTGTTGATGATGCCAACCCGCCGGTTAAGGACCGTATCAACTCGATGAACGCCATGTTCTGTAACGCCAACGGCGAACGCCGCTATCTGGTGAACGTCCAGAACTGCCCGGTTTATACCGAAAGCCTCGAACAGCAAATCTGGGCGGCCAATGGCGAACCGGACAAATCAGTTGATAACGATCACCCCAATGATGCTGGTGGGTACTTCATCGTGAAGGATTACCCGATCGTGAAACCGGCATATTCAATCACAATGGACACCACTTTCTGATATGGCAAACGACGATATCACCTGGGTTCGACCAGAACACCGGGCGGCTTCTGCTGCCTGGCGGAAATACAGGGACTTCTGCAAAGGAGCTGAGGCGGTAAAGGCAGCGGGTAATAAGTACCTGCCTTATCTCGACCCAACTGATAAATCCACGCGCAACCGTAAGCGTAATGAGGACTATCTGAGCCGTGCGGTGTTCTACTCCATTGCCGGCAACACGAAAATCGGCATGCTTGGCATGGCATATCGAAAGGATCCTACCTTTAATGGTCCTGAGAAGCTGAAATACCTGCTGGACAATGCTGACGGGGCCGGTACCAGCATCTATCAGCAGTCACAGCTGGTGGCCGAGAACGTGCTGGAGGTCGCGCGAGAGGGCATTTATGTCGATTACGCTGAAGAATCCGACGAAGCAATTATCCTCCGCTACCCGGCAGAGAACATCATTAACTGGCGAACAAAGCGTATTAACGGGCGCGATCAGCTGGTGCTTGTGGTCCTGCGCGAATGTGTAGAAGAGCCGGATGGCTATGCTTACAAGGATGAAATCCAGTACCGCGAGCTGGCGCTGGAAGAAGGGCGGTTCATCTGCCGGGTATGGCGCCGGGCAGGTGGCACCGCAAGCGGAACCTACACAGTTGACAGTGAGTACCACCCTAAGCCGAAAGGAAAGGACTACTGGGATGAAATCCCGTTCACATTCGTCGGGGCCCAGAACAACGATCCTACCATTGATGATTCACCGCTGGCTGCGCTGGTGGAGATAAACCACGGTCATTACCGAAACAGCGCTGACTATGAAGACAGCGTATGGTTCTGTGGCCAGGTGCAGCCGTACATGACTGGGCTCGATACCGGCTGGCGTGACCACCTCGAGAAGAAGGGCGTAAAAATTGGTTCCCGATCACCGCTTTTGCTTCCCAAAGAAGGCTCGTTTGGCTATGCCCAGGCGCAGCCGAACATGCTGGCTAAAGAGGCCATGGACAGCAAACGCGATTACATGGTGCAGCTTGGCGCCAGGCTGATTGAGCAGAACGCCACGGCGAAGACTGCTACCCAGGCGAGTGGTGAGCAAACATCTTCCACATCCGTGCTCGGTATCTGCGTTTCAAACGTTTCTGAGGCCTACACGCTGGCGCTGGGATGGTGTGCGAAATACCTCGGTATCAAGGGAGAATCGACGAGCTACACCATCAATCAGGAATTCATAGCGAAGGTTGCCGAGTCAGGCATGGTGACGGCGATCGTCAACGCCTGGCAGTCCGGTGCGCTTCGCGATAGCGATATGATTCGCGCGCTGCAGAAGCTCGATCTCATTGACCCGGCGGACAGCCCGGATGAAGTGATTGATGCAATTCGCAATCAGGCACCAACGTTGACGGGAGGTTGAGATGCCAACCGTCAACGAACGCCTGCGCGATGAGTCGATCGCACATTCCGTCTGGTTAAGCCGCTACGCCACTGGCGTGGCAAACCGGATGGTGAAGTTGCTTAACGAGACGGATGCTGACCTGTCGGCACGTCTACTGGATGCGCTGGACAGATTGCCTCCTGAGAGCTTCACCGTTAGCCATCTGCAGAGTTTACTGGGCAGCGTGCGTGAGCTTAACCATCAGGCCGTAGCCACCATGCAGGCAGGGCTCGAGAGTGAGCTGGTGGCGCTGGCAAAGAACGAAGCCAGTTATCAGCTGAGCCTGTTCGATTCCCTTTTGCCATCACAGGTCTTGTCTCACTATCCGCTGCAGGGAATCACCGCCGATATGGTGTATGCCGCGGCGATGGCGCAGCCCTTTCAGGGGCGGCTGCTGAGTGAGTGGGCGGATAATCTGGAATCGGACAGGCTGGCGCGTATCGTGAACGCCGTCCGCAGGGGTTATCTTGCCGGCGACACGGTAGAAACTATAGCCCGCAATGTTCGTGGCCACGCCAATAAAGACTACCGCGACGGCGCGCTGCAGATGAGCAGGGCAAATGCCGCCAGCATTGCTAAAACAGCCGTAAATCATCTGGCTGCCACAGCACGCAACAGCTTCACCAGTGCCAACAGCGATATCGTGAAAGGCAAACAGTGGCTGTCTACGCTGGACAATAAAACCAGCCACGACTGCATTATTCGTGACCTGCTGCGCTACTCCCTGGATAACAAACCGGTCGGGCATAAGGTGCCTTATCTACAGGGACCCGGGAAGATTCATTTCTGCTGCCGTTCTACTGAAACCCTGATTCTCAAGTCCTGGCGCGAACTCGGCATTGATATTGATGAGATGGACGAGGGCACTCGTGCCAGCATGGATGGACAGGTACCAGCTAAAACCTCGTATCTGGAATGGATCGAGCGTCAGCCAGCTCAACGGCAAGATCAGGTTCTGGGTGCCGAGCGTGGCCGTCTGTTTCGCGCGGGTGAAATCGACCTGGCTTATATGTTCACTGACAAAGGCGAATGGATCAGCCTGGAACGTCTGAAGCAGCTCTCAGGCACAGACAACTAACAACCACATCTTACTTCACGCCCTGGCATCCGCCGGGGCTTTTTTATGGGCGAGGCCCGGCAAAATCCCGAGGGGAAAATATGTTAATTCGAAACATGCTTCTGAAATTTTACGCACCTGAAAGCGGCGGTGAGGGCAGCGGTGGCGGTGGTATCGAAATCACCCCAGAAATCCAGAAGCTGATTGATGAGCGCGTGACCAGCGAAGTCACTGGCCTCAAAACGAAAAATAGCGAACTGCTGGGGACCATCAAGCAGCAAAAAGAAAACCTGTCTCGCTTCGATGGTATCGACCCTGATGCAGTGCGCGGGATCCTGCAGCGTTTTTCCGACGACGAAGAGGCAAAGCTGATTGCCGCCGGGAAAATTGATGAGGTGCTCGATAAGCGCACCGAGCGTCTGCGTGCTGACGTTGATAAGCAGATTAAAGCCGCAAATGAACGCGCCGACAAAGCCGAAGCGTTCTCCAACAAATTCCGGGATCGAGTTCTGGGCGATGCAATCCGTGCAGCAGCCTCAAAAGCTGGCGCACTGCCGGAAGCATCCGACGATCTCATTCTGCGTGCCAAAGGCACATTCCAGCTCAACGACGAAGGCGAGGCCGTAGCAGTTGATGCAAATGGCGACGTTCTGTTCGGTAAAGACGGCAAAACCCCACTAAGCCCGCTTGAGTGGGCGGAGTCTCTTAAGGAGACGGCTCCGCATCTGTTCCCACGCGCGGAAGGCACCGGCGCGGGCGGACACAAACCAAACGGTGGTGGCAGCCTGAAACGTTCCGAAATGAGCGCCAGCGACAAAGCGGACTACATCCGCAAGCATGGCCAGCAGGCCTTCCTCAAACTTCCGAAATAAGGGATTAACCCATGTCTACCACTGTTAATAGTGACCTGATTATTTATGACGATCTGGCGCAGACCGCTTTCCTCGAGCGCCGCCAGGACAACCTGGCAATTTTCAACACGTCCTCCAACGGTGCGATCCTGCTGGATAACGAGCTGATTGAAGGCGATTTCCGCAAGCGAGCTTTCTACAAAGTGGGCGGCTCAATCGAATCGCGTGACGTTAACTCCACCGAAAAGGTGACGGGTAAGAAGATTGGCGCCGGTGAAGCCGTATCCGTCAAAGCGCCGTGGAAATACGGTCCATACGAAACTACCGAAGAAGCGTTCAAACGCCGCGGCCGCTCGGTTGACGAGTTCTCCGAAGTGATCGGCACTGATGTGGCTGACGCTACGCTGGAAGGCTACGTGAAATATGGCCTGAAGGCGCTAACGGCGGCTATTGGCGCCAACGCGGATATGGTGGTCACCGCCGATATCGAAACAGACGGCAAGAAGACCCTGACACGTGGCCTGCGCAAATACGGGGACAAGTTTAACCGCGTGGTCCTGTTCGTGATGCACTCTGCAACCTACTTTGACATCGTAGATGAGGCGATTGCCAACAAAATCTACGAAGAAGCGGGCGTGGTGGTCTACGGTGGCCAACCAGGCACCCTGGGCAAACCGGTGCTGGTTACTGACACCATGGACGCGGATGCGATTCTCGGGCTGGTGGCCGGGGCAGTGACCGTCACTGAGTCTCAGGCTCCGGGGTTCCGTTCCTACGACATCAACGATCAGGAAAACCTGGCGATCGGGTACCGTGCTGAAGGCGTGGTGAATGTCGACCTGCTGGGTTACAGCTGGGATACCTCCAAAGGTGACAACCCGGACC